AAACTCGAGACGGGACTTCGAGGAAGATGTTGGGATCTGCTTTACTCTGCTCTCAGAGTAAGCATCAAGAACCTTGAGTTTGACACAAGTCAACCCAGCCAAGCTGTTGCTTGGAGTGGGTTATGTCATCTCATGGCATGGTTCTACACCACATCACTGCAACCGGTACGAATCGTCAAAGCTATGAAAGCTTGGGCGCATGAGTGCCAGCAACGTGCTGTGGGTCATTCAGGTGAAATCGGTGACAAATCGATTCCAACTCTACGGTCGTTCCTACGGGGATCACTGATCTCCGCACTTACGACCGAGGCATGGTGGGGTTTGGCAGGGATAGGGAGGAGCCTGCCAGCGCCAACTAGTGCAAAGAGCGTTCGCCAATCAGCCGCACAAGTACAAAGTACAAGGGACTGGAGGCGACGTTTGCAGCAGAGGCACACCACTGAGCCATCAGTACTCCAGGACATCACCACCTTTACGGCGGCGAAGATCGGAGGACTGATCGAGAAGGCACGCATGTCCAAAGAAGAATTGCAAGTCGGATTGACAAGCAAACTTCCGAACAAAAGCGCGTCACTTGAAGTGAGTGTTCAGAAGGGCGGTGTTCGCGAGCTCTACAAGAGGAGAGCGCTCCGTGCAGCCGGGGGGCTGCTACATGTCCCACGAGATGGGGCAACGGAAGCGATTGCTGCTGGGTTTACCCCAACAGCACTCGGTGACACCGAACGCGTAGTAAGAGAAGAAAGTCGGGCTGCAGACAGAATGCTGCAGATCGAGGCTGTCGTCACAACACTCGTGGCCGAGGACCAGGAGGCTGTCACCTTGCTTAAGGGTGAACTACCAACTGGGGTGGGTCCTGAAGATATCGGGATCCACCATCCAAGGCCGATGTGGCGACGGGGAGAAGAAGGGGCTCCACCAGGGGTGAAGTTTCCGTTCCCATGCCTCGCGCTTGCTCTTCCCGAACGCGGATTCAAGTATAGGGTCGCCAGCCTTTCTCCAAAAGAGCTGGTTACGAAAACCCAATGTCTGAATCGCATTCTACTACGGCTTCTGAAACATGATCCTAATTCCAACTATGCCCTCAAGGGATCAGATTCCATACCAAAGAATCTGAAACGAGCCCTGTCTACAATCTCACCTGACAAGGAAGCACTAAGTGCTGACTTGTCAACGGCAAGCGACCTGCTCGGTCTCGACGTTAACTACGCCGTGATACGAGGAGTTCAGATCGCGCTTGCGACGGCAGGAATGCCAATCCGTGAAAAGGATTGGGCACTGCTGTACGCATCCGTGCAAGAGCAAGCAATTGTAGACTGTCGGAATCCCACCCCAGAACAACTGAGGTCGGCCCCGCGTACGAAACGAGGCGCGTTAATGGGTCTTGGGCTGGCGTGGCCGGTACTGACAATCGTAAACGATTGGGCAGCGGCCAAAGCGCACAGACCAGACTGGGAACCC